TATCATATTTTCTTGGGCTTTCAGTAACTTTATTTGCGTCTTTTGTTAATCCATATCTAACATCTGTTCTAAATTTTTGAGCATTACCTCTCATCAAGTCACGTTGTTTATTTAAAAATAAATCTCCGGCTGGTGACATTAAGAATTTATCTAATCTTGTATAACTCCCAAATAGTAAATTAGGTTTTTCTATCGAGAGGCCTGGACCAATAGAAAAACCTAAAAGTTTAGTACCAACGTTATTATAAGAATCATTTGAACTGATGTTATCCCAATTATCACCTATGTTTCGAACAACAAATGGTTGTTCTGGACCAAACTTAGTACTTTTATTGATACCTAATTGAGTTTCAGTATTTATTTGAGAGTAATACGTTGCTAATGGAAACCCAGGTATAGGTTTAAAACCTACATCTCTGTCATCAACTATTTTAATTTGTGCAGTCTTGTTATGTGAAATTTCAATAGGTGAAGGCGTTTTTGTAGAATCTATTTTAATGTTTACATAGGCAACATTAGCCGTTTGTTTTCTTAAATTTGATTTTAAATCTACTAATGCCATTATCTGTCTCTCATATCTTTTCTCATACCACGAATATTCTCATTTATCTCATTAGTTGGACCTAATAAAGGATTTCCTCCACCAGCTGCAGCACCTATAGCTGCACCTGTTGCACCAGCTGTATTGTTTCTCACAAGTCTTGATAATTGTTCTACATTTACACCAACACTCTCTGCTAATGCTTTTCTCTGTATAACATTCATTTTATTAAATTCAGCTTCACCGCCTACTGCTTTAAGAATTTCTTTCATTACACCTTCTTGGTCACCTGAAAGAGCTAATTGACGAGCTTTATCAAGATTGATTTGTCTACCAAGTAATAATGATGCAGTCATTTGACTTTCAATAGAAGATTCAAAGTCAAGTAATGACTCTGATATACCTGCTACAGCACTCATTTCTAAACCAAGTTTTCTAGCGGCTACTCCAGCATTAATAATATTCATTCCACCATCTTTAGCAAATTGAGCAAAGAACTCAGCATTACTAGCAATATCTTTCATCACAAGTGCTGGTGCTACTCCAGCTGCCTCAATCATTGCAGCGTTTGTTCTAATTTGATTTAACAATACATCTCTACTTGCACCTGAAATTGATTCCATTATAGAAAGTGTACTTGATAACTCTTCTGCTGTTTGACCAGTAGCGGCTGATGTTCTTGCAAAACTTAAACTAAGTTTTACTGATTCTTGTACACTTGCACCTAAATCATTTCTTATTGCAGCTTGAGCTGATTTTATATCCTCTACATCTAAACCATACGCTTTAGCAGCAAATCCCAATGCTTTTGTTTGAAAAGTAATTTTAGCAGCTTCAACTGCAGAAACACCTAACTCTTTACGAGTATCAGTTACTTCTTTTACAACATTTGCTAACGCAGTACCAATTGCAATAATTATTCCAAGAATACCTAATGGAGTTTTAGCAAGAAGACTAAATGTTTTTTTAGCTTCTGCTGCTTTATCTGCAAAGTTTATGATTCCGGGTATAGTATTTTTTATCGCTTCAGCTTGGTCATCTAAATTTTTTAAATTTTCTTGAGCTGTTTCTAACTGTTTTTTAGTAACGTTTGCACGTAACTTTCCAGATTTTGTAAATAACTTTGCAAGTTCTAATTGTGCTTGACCTGTACCTAAGAGTTCTCGTTCAAAACTATTTTGTTTCTGTATCTGGTCTAAGTTTTTTTTACCTGCTTCAACAGCTTGTTGTGCAAGATTATTAAATCGTTCTTGAGCTGCCTCTGATTTTTTTAGTTCTCTATTAAACTCAAACTGTTTAGCGGTTTGTGGATTATTTATTTCGTCTTTTTTAGCCATAGTAGTATCTAATCAAACGCTCCTGGTTTAAAATATTTACCCTGTAAAGCTAATTTTGTATCTTTTTTGGATAAAACTGATTTTAAGTTTTTTCTTGCGTCCTCTAAGTCTTTAATTGATTTTGCTATCTTTGGGTCTTTTTTAGCAAGGTCTTTTAAGACTTGTTTTCTAAGTCCTTTACCGATTGCACCGAAGATTGAACTAATTGCTTTATCAATTATTCCTTCGTTTATGTTTTTTTTAGACATTGGAATCTCCGAATAATATTAAGTGTTATAACTCAATAATAAATATCGAATATACAGAAAATTATCTTTTAAATGAACTCTTGTGTTTGTTCATTTCTTTTTGTAATTCATCTGCTTCTTTCTTATAGAAAGTTTGTAATCGTTTTAAATAGAATGTTCGGAGATATATAGGTAGGTTGTAAGCATCACTAAAAGTGAAACCACCTTTTGAGTGTAATATTAGTTGAAATATTTCCTCGTGTATTACAAGTTTATACTCCGGCGGAAGGCCAAAAAAATCGTACGGTTATCGGAACCGCTACCTCTACTTCCTTACCGATTGAGTTAGTAATCTTTACACTCATATCTACATCTGGTGTAATATCTACTAAATATTCACGTAATGCATATGAATCTCGTGATAAAAACTCATTATCTACAAAATTATTGATATAACTTTTTTCAGTTTTACCGTCAACAGAAAGTATCATTTGTTTTAAACGAGTAGTTAATTCAACTGATACATCTTTGTTTATTTTTTTTCTAGCTTCGATTTCAGCACTAATTGTCTTTTCATCATTACCTGATAATAACTTAAATGTAACAGTTCTTTTTGAATTTGGTAGCTCAAATGAAAATTCATTTTGACCTTTAGTAAACTTAGAAAAATCTAAATCAATTGCGTCAAGTTTAGTTAAGTCTACTGATTGTTCTACTCCATCATAAGTAAAGTCATATTCTTTACCATAACCAAGAATACGTGCTGATACCATAATTGCGTTCTTGTCACCAACTAACATATCATCTATTTTAATTGATTTATCTACAATTAATGATTCTAATAATTTATCAACTACGGTACCTTGTTGTATTAGATTTTGAGAGGTAAGAATATCTTCTTCTTTAGCGGTCATATATTTCACTTCTACTTTTCCCGTTGATAGCGGGTGACCTTCAAAGTAAAAATAACCCTTAGATGGTAACTCTACCANCTCTGTAGGGAATTTGTAATCAGCCATAAATGACTCCTTTGTGATTAATTTTTAATAACCAATTATAAATATAACTGTTTTGTTCGTAATAACAAATTATTTTGACGGCGCGAATTTCTCTTTGATTGGTTTAAGAATCATATCGAAAACGATATCGTCATATTTTGTTGGTGTAAGTTTTACGATTTTTTCTAAAGCGTAAATCGCGATTAAAACGTATTCCCAATTTGCTGCTATCCATTCAGTCATTGTATTCTCCTGTTAGAATTGTAAGATTGCGTAATCATATTTTAAAGTTAAACTAATTTCTGCTGGGTCACTTGATGCATAATCCATATCACCAAAGTTTGCAGTTTCGATATAGGTACCGACTAATTTCCATTCTTCAACTATATCACCAACTGGACCTAACATATTAAATGTAACATCTTTTTTATAAAAATCTGAGTATCCATCACGACCTGTTACTGATTCGTGTGATAACCTAACCCATTCCATAACTGCTTGAGCTGCTGATGGAACTACAGGGTCATATAATGTAATCTCAACAGGTTGCCATGCACCTTTACCTTTAATATATCGTTTAACATTGATATGGTCTAAAACTATTTCTTCGAACTGAATTTGTGGTCTGCTCGCTGTTTTTATTAAATATGCTGGTATACCTTCAATATACATAATAAACCGATTTTTCGTTTTCGGTTCAAATGGTGTGAACATAATTTCTGAAGGGTCTAATGTAGCCATTCGTTATTCTCCTATTGACCTAAAAGTCTTTTATTTGTACTCATAAATAAATATCAATTAAAGAAATTTTAAGTAAAAAAAGAAAAACCCCAACCGAAATTGGGGCTTTTCATTATACATTACATCTACTTTATAAGTCAAACTTACTCAGGAAATGTAGCTCCTGTAGGTTGTACTACGAAATCAAGAACAATAAACTCTGCTGTTCTTGTTGGTTGAATGAATATCTGACCAACTAATTGGTTTCTATCTACAACATCTGGTGTGTTGTTAGAATCATCCATTACAACTCTAAATGCACTTAAACCACTGTTTTGTTGAACTTGATTAAGATACGGATTCACAACATTTAAGAAACGATTTCTTGTTGCTGCTGTATTCTGTTCGAATACTAAGTATCTTGAAGTACTTGCAATAAACTTTCTTAATGCAATCAACAATCTACGAACATTGATTCTATCTAACGCTGATGGTTTAGATTGTAGTGTTTTCTGTCCGAACACAACTACACCTTGACCAGGGAAAGAAGCGATTGGATTAATACGATTTTCATACAAATCATCACGTTCAGCGTGAGTTAACTTTTTCTTAGCCATTACTACACTTGTCAAACCACCTCTATTTAGACCTGCTGGTGCGAACCATTCGTGAGCTATTTGGTCTGTGTGAGCAATTACACCTGGTAACACTACTGAAGGTGGTACCCAAATTAGTCTGTCTGTGCTAGGGTCTACAATTTGAACCCAAGGATAATATGTAGCTGCATAATTAGTATCAAGTGTCTTGATTGCAGTTTTCATACTATCAATACTATCGTCATACGCTGATGCATCCATTATATAAAGAGCATCTGCTCGAGATTCTACTTTTGATATTGCATGATTTGTTACAGCGGAGTGTAATCCGTGAATAACACCTGGAATTGCTAACAAGTTAATGTCAAATTCATCAGGATTACTTACAGTATTGATTGCTCGTTTATATTCAACTGTTCCATTTGCTGTTGAAGTTGATAGGTCGAACCCTTGTGTGTTTGTACCATCTGATGATATATTTACTCCTGTGTGAACAGGTATAGCTGGGTTGACTCCATCAAATCCCCATTGCATTGGAACTGTGAACTTTCTCTGTGCAATATTTGATAATGCTAGAGTAATTTTTTCAGTTCCGTCTGAAAATGTACTACCTAATGTACTTGCGTCTGTGTGTCCAAAGAAATCCTCAAGAGACATTGTTATGTTGTTTCCAGCTGAACCTGCATTTGGAATTGGTCCTAAATACTGAAGATTATCACTTGTAGAAGTACCTTCACGTGAAGGTGTAAAATCAAATCCGTAAAATAAAGTTTCACTAAAATTACCATTACTATCTACTTGTAATTCATTAAATGAAGCTGAAGGTATATTTGTAGTACCTGGAACAGTATTATATACTGCTGAGTGTCCCATTGGAACAACGTTCTTTGGGTACTTAAATACTCCGTCTTCTTCCATTCTACCGTAATCACCTACTCGAATATCGTTACTCAAGTTTGTATAATCACCATATGTTGTTAATTTACCATTTGAATCTGCCACAGTATATTGGTCACCGATTTTCTTAGCAAAATAGTTTCTTGCTAATGGGTCAAGTGTTAAATTTTCAAACGTATCTACTATATTATCATCATCAGTTTCGTTTGGATTAAATACTCTTATTTGTAATGAAAATGTACCATAATCTGAACCTGCTACATCATCAGCATCTTTAATGTTCAAGATATTAATCTTGTAACTTGTGTTCATATCTGTACCATGTGAACGAGTATAAACTCTGAACAACTCGTATCGTGTACCGTTGATTAATTGTGATTGTAGGTATGGTGTTCTTGCTGATTGAAATGATTTATTTCCAGTCCAAGCACTTAATGAATCATCTTGCCCTTTTCCATTAATAGTATTTACACCACCTGTAAAATCTAATCCATTTGCAGTAGCGATAGCTCTAACTGGGTTAACTCTTGGACTTGCTGATGCAGAATATCCACCAAAGTGAATGTGTGACGATTCTGCAAATACTTTATAAACATAAACAGATGCATCATTTGTACCAGCCTTTTCAGATTGTGCATCTGGACTAATAACTTTATCTACAAATTTTTCACTACCCGTACTAAATGATAGTACATAAGATTCTGGTGCTACATTACTACCTGAAACTTGTAAATTAAATGAAGACCAACTACCAGATGCTGTTGTACCACTTAAATCAGCAGTTCCGTTTGTTCCACCACGTGATGGTGCTAATATTGCTATTGTAGTTTGACCAGGACCACTTTTATCTCCAGCAGAGGACCCTTCTGCGTAACCACCTTCACCGAAATGAC